AAGCATATATGAAATTATATTTAAAACAACAGGAAGTTTTAATGGATTTGATTAAACTATAAATATTTTAAAAGTAGAAAATAATGGCGCAACCATCTACTAGGCAAGGATTGATAGATTATTGTAAGAGGAAACTGGGAGCGCCAGTTTTGGAAATTAATGTTGCTGATGAGCAAATTGATGATTTGGTGGATGATGCTATTCAATTTTTCCAAGAAAGACATTTTGACGGAGTATATCCAACATTTTATAAGTACAAATTAACACAGAATGATATCGATAGAGGAAGATCTAGAGGTGGAAGTGTTTCTGTTGGAATTGCGACAACAACAGCTACTGCAAATATAGTTGGAACTGCTACAACTTTTACCTATGAAGAAAACAGTAATTATTTACAAGTTCCCCCAAATGTTATTGGAGTAAATAAAATTTTTCATTTTGACGGTTCTAACAGTATAACTAATAATATGTTTAGTGTTAAATATCAATTATTCTTAAATGATGTTTATTACTGGGGTGCTACTGAAATTTTAAGTTATGCAATGGTTAAAACTTATCTTGAAGATTTAGACTTTCTTCTGACAACGCAAAAGCAAATTCGCTTTAACAAAAGACAAGATAGACTCTATTTGGATATAGATTGGGGATCGGTGAATGTGGGAGAATATATTATTATTGATTGTTACTCAACATTAGATCCAAATGATTACTCAAGGGTTTGGAATGATTCCTTTATAAAACCATATCTTACTTCATTGATTAAACGTCAATGGGGACAAAATATGATGAAATTTACTGGGGTTAAACTTCCGGGTGGAGTGGAACTTAATGGAAGACAAATGTATGATGATGCTCAAAGAGAAATTGATATTTTAATGGAAAAAATGTCCAATACTTATGAACTTCCACCTCTTGATATGATAGGATGATAAGATGCTTAATCCATTTTTTCTACAAGGATCTAAAGGTGAGCAAGGATTAATACAAGATTTAATTAATGAACAACTTCGTATGTATGGGGTGGATGTTCATTATTTACCAAGAAAATATTTAACTGAAAAAACAGTTTTGAGGGAGGTTATAGAATCCGCTTTTGATGATGCATATCCTTTAGAAGCATATATTGAAAATTATGAAGGATATGGAGATAACACCACCATTTTATCAAAGTTTGGAATACAAGCACTTAATGAACTTACAATAACTATATCAAAAGAAAGATTTGAAAGTTACATTGCTCCTCTTATAAAAAATAAACCAAACATTAAATTAGCAACTAGACCAAAAGAGGGAGATTTAATTTATTTCCCTCTTGGCGATAGACTATTTGAAATAAAGTTCGTAGAACACGAACAACCATTCTATCAACTCCAAAAAACTTATGTTTATACATTAAAATGCGAACTCTTTAGATATGAAGATGAGATTATTGATACTGGAATTGATGAAATAGACGACATTAATGTTGGTGGAGGAGATACTACAGGTGGCATTGGTGGTGGAGTTTCAATCACTCAAATTCTCACAATGGTTAGTGCTGGTTCCACAGCAACCGCAACAACTTCTTTATTAAATGGTGGCATTAGATTTATTACTATAACAAACAGAGGTGGTGGGTATTCAAGCACTCCAACGGTAGCTATATCATCTGCACCAACTGGAGGTGTAACTGGTATTGCTACTGCAGTGATGATTGATGGAATAGTTGTATGTAACGATAATGTAAATCCCCAAAATAAATCCGTGCAAAGTGTTTTATTAATTAATCCTGGATCTGGGTATACAGTCACACCTGGAGTTAGATTTATTGGAGGAGGAGGGTCTGGAGCAGCAGCAACAGCTACTATAGGAACGGGTATTATAGGACCTATTACAATTACAAATGCGGGATCTGGTTATACAACTAATCCGTCCATAACATTTAGTGGAATTTCTTCTGTTTCAGCTGCTGCAACTGCAGTTGTAAGTGCTGCAGGAACAATTACTGCAATTAGAATTACTAACGCTGGATTAGGATATACTCAAATACCAACAATTACAATATCATCTCCTTCGTTTGTTGGAGTTGGAACTTATCAATACAACGAATTGGTTACAGGAAGTATCAGTAGTGTAACTGCAAGAGTTAGATCTTGGAATGCAATTACCAGTACATTAGAAGTTTCAAATGAAACTGGTTCTTTTATAAGAGGAGAGAGTATTGTTGGATCTGCTTCTTCAGCATCATACGTTTTATCTTTGGTGGGAAATAATTTTGTTGAAGATGCATATGCAGATAATAATGATATAGAAATAGAAGCAGATAAAATTTTAGACTTTACAGAATCTAATCCGTTTGGAATGCCATAAATATAATTTATTATTAGGTTAAATAGTATCATACGGAACTACTAAAATGTTTGAATATTTTTATAACGAAATCTTAAGAAAAACAGTAATATCTTTTGGATCCCTGTTTAATAATATATCAATTAAGCATACTAATAATTCAAACGAAGTTATTGATGTTATTAAAGTTCCTCTAGCGTATGGACCAACTCAAAAATTTCTAGCAAGACTAGAACAATCACCAGATTTAAATAAACCAACTCAAATTACATTGCCAAGGATGTCATTTGAATTTACGGGTTTAACATATGACGCTTCAAGAAAAGTAACTACAACCCAATCATTTACTACAAAATCATCAGCAGATGGATCTGTAGTTAAAAAAAGTTATATGCCAGTTCCATATAATCTACAATTTGAACTTGCAATTATGACAAAATTAAATGATGATGCCTTACAAATCGTCGAACAAATTCTTCCATATTTTCAACCATCATATACATTAACAATTGAACTTGTTGATGAAATTAATGAAAAGAGAGATATTCCTATAATTTTAGAAAACGTAACATTTCAAGATGATTATGAGGGAAATTTTACATCTAGAAGAGTATTAATTTATACATTGAGGTTTACTGCAAAAACATATCTTTTTGGACCTATTCAAACAGCAACAAAAGATATTGTCAAAAAAGCTACAATCAGTTATATTACGGGAGATTCTACATCCACACCTACAAGAGAAGTTGTATATTCAACTGATATACGTGCAATTAAAAATTATACAGGAATAGTCTTAACAAATCTTACAAAAGATATTACTTCTGAAGACATTCTAATTGAAGTAAATGATGCATCTTCAATATCAATAGACACTTATTTAGATATTGAAGGTGAAGAAGTTTATGTGAGATTAAAATCTGGAAATATTCTTACTGTAGATAGAGGAAGAGATAACACAACAATTACATCACATTTATCCGGATCTGAAGTAAAATCTATTACCATTACAGATAATTCTTTAGTAGAAATTGGAGATGATTTTGGATTTGATGGGCAAACTTTATAAAAATGACAAAAAAATTTGACAAATTAAATGACACCTTTAATGTTTCTGGCGAAATAATTGAAACTAATCCCGTAGAATCCTCAATGGAGTTTAATTCGGAAAAAATTGTATTGCCTGTTGATGATATAAAAAAAGATTATGAATATACTAGAGGAAATTTATATTCATTAATTGAAAAAGGTCAAGAAGCAATTAATGGTATTTTAGAACTTGCTCAAGAAAGTGAAATGCCTAGAGCATATGAGGTTGCCGGACAATTAATTAAAAGTGTAGCAGATGCAACAGATAAATTGATGGATCTTCAAAAAAAATTAAAAGATATTGAAGAGGAAAAGATAACTAAAGGTCCTACAACAGTCAATAACGCCCTCTTTGTTGGATCAACTGCAGATTTGGCAAAATTTTTAAAACAACAATCTCAAGGGAACGATGAAAACATTTAAACAGTTTCAAGAAGAGTGGAGTAATAAATATAAAAAGAGTATTGACTGTTCTAACCCAAAAGGATTTTCTCAACGTGCGCACTGTGCGGGAAGAAAAAAAAGAACAAAAGGTGAAGAAATTAAATCGAAACCGATTGAATAATGCCCCAGATCAAAATACACAAAACAGTTGAACAAATTGCAAAAAAGCATCGCCTCGATGTTTCTTTTATACAAAAGCAACTTGAAATGGGGGAACCAATTGAACACGAACATACCCAAGATCACGATTTGGCAAGAGATATTGCTCTTCAACATCTTGATGAAATACCAGACTACTACACTCGTTTGAATAAGATGGAAGCATCTGCCAAA